GTTTTTTTGGAGATAGTAAAGGATTTTTAGATAATTTTAAAAAGGGAGCTTTGAGTAATTATGAAGAAGCAAAAGATAAATCTGATACTGATAAATATTTAGATTTTATGAGAGAGTCTAGAGATATGATGGGAGGTAATGCTCAATTTGGTAGTGGAATGGGAGGATTTGCTACAGAGGTTGCTCAAGGTTTAAATATATATCAACCACCAACAAATAAAGAAATTTTTATTCCCAGCACTCCTGGTAAGGACGGTTTGTTTAATTTAGGTGGAGCTATAAAAGGTGGTATTGGAGGCTTTATGAAGGGCGGTCCTGCAGGTGCTCTCGGTGGAGCAGCTATGGGTGGATTTATGGGTTAAATTTTCAATATTTGTTTAATTTAGAATATGACTAACAAAGATTTTAAGGCGAAGTAAAAAATGGCACCACCACTATTAGCAGGTATGCTTTTAAAAGGAGCACCTTTAGCAGCAGGGGCATTGAAGTATTTACCAGTGATTGGTGCAGTTGGTGGTGCAATGCCAGGATTGAAAAAAGGAAATATAGGTGAGGCAGCATTAGGAGCAGGTTTTGGAGCATTGACAGGTGGCACGAGTGGTGGACTTATAAAAGCTGGTGGTGCAGGAGCTGCTAGATTAGCTGGTCAAAAGGGATTACAACAAGCTTTAAAAAAAGGTGCTCAAAATATTGGAGCAAAAGGATTAGCAAAAGAATTAACAGGTAAAGCAGGTCAGGCAACTTTAGGAAAATTAGCTGGTGACGTTGTTGCACCTTTAGCAGGAGCTGGGGCAGTATTTGGTTTATCACAGGCAGGTGGAGATATGGGAATACCTCCAGCAGGTGGTGCTTTAAGAGGAGCCGCAGGATTAGCAGGTTATGGTTCAGTCAGAGGAGAAAACATGGCTGCAGGTGGAGTTCCATTACCACCAGGAATGGGATCATACGGAGGTATATCTCCAATAGGTGATCCTTTAAGTGTTGTTAGTCCTTTAGGTTTAGATGCAGGTCGTCGTTTAAGAACTATCAAAGATGCTGAAGCTTTAAGAGATGCACAGAATATTCTTTTACCAACTGTTAGAAAATACTCTGAACAGGCTAAAAGAGATGAGTTTGCAAGAAACATGGCTGCTGCTGGAATCAAAACTAATATTGCACTTAATGCTCAACTTGCTGGTGCAATGCAACAGGCTGGGTTACAAATGGGTCAAACTGCAGCACAACAAGCAGGTGAAGCAATCACTCGTCCTTATCAGTACTAAATATGTCTAGAAAGGCAAACGCAGACAACAAAGAAATTAATCCCTTTATAAAGTTAGTAGATGCTTATGGAGGATTAGATAGATTACCTGATAGTTTTAAACCAAACATTCAGATTGATACTACTAACAAAAATCTTTTAGGTGTACCTAGTTTAACAGTTGATAGTCGATATAAATTTGCAGGTGTAGGTGATGATGAAGAAGTTAGGGCAATACCAGGAATTGGAGGTGAGACACAATTTGAAGTGGTAGGTAAAGGTGCTCCTCGTATAGGACTTGGAAGAGTTTTTGCAGGTATGCTAGATCCTTTAATTCCAGGTGATTTTGATAAAAGAGATAATAGAAGATTAATTGATTTAAAAGATCCTAAGAACTTTGAATTAAGTAAAATTGAACAAAATATTGTAAAGGATCAATTAGAAAGTGCAGGAATTGAAAAAACAGAAGATGATCCTTTTGATGATGCTGAAAAAAGATTAGATTTTTATGAAAAAAATGCTGATCGTATAAATAAACTATCTAGGGATAGATCAAGAAGTGCTTCTATAGACTCAACTTTACAATATGCAGCAACGGAGCCACTAAGACAGGCTTTTGCTAACAGAGCTGCAGAAGCTGCTGCACAGAGAGGATTAAGAATCAGAGCTGCAAAAGAAGCAATGCCATCAAATATTCAGAACATAATGTTATCAAAACAAGCTCAGGCTGCTACAGCTTCCTCTGCTGAAGCGGAGAGGGCTAGGGCTGCAGCTGATCAACAAGATGCTGCGTCCAGATTTGCAAGCCTTGGCATGCAACGTCGATTTGGCTAACTTAAACTAAAAGAGTATTGAGAGGTAAACCATCATGATGGGAGGAGGGTCACCGCCACCACCACAAATAATATATCCACCAGCTGCTCCGCCACCAGCTCCTACTACGCAGGTTCCTACTCAGGCTCTTGCTAGTCAGTCAGCTTTAAATGAAGTGAGTGGAAAGCAACAAAGGTTGAATATGGAACTTGGTGCTCAATTAGATAGAACTAATGCAGAGTTCTTTGCTGGACAAGATATTAGAAGAGGTCAAGCAGGAGCAGCAGAACAGCGTCTAACTATTGATAAACAGGGAGAAGACACTCGTGCGACTCAAAGAGTTGTAGGTCAAGAGCGTCGTGCTGAAATAGGAGAAACTGGTCTTCAATATAGAAGAGGATTAGAAACTGCAGGAGAACAGGATAGAGCGTTAACAAGAGAGACAGGTAAAGAAACTCGAACAACTGACTTGCAGAGAGAGATGTTTAGACGCTATAAAGAGAATAGGGACTTCGAACAAGCACAAGACCAATATAGAACATGAAGAAATGGATTCAGACTTTATCTAACAAAGATCGCGAATCCTTTCTTGAATTTTGTAAAAAAGCTAGTTCTCCAATACAGATATATTTATTTGCCCGTTTTCTAGGGTTTCAAGGGACGGTAGTGGAATGTAATGAATGGTCTATAAAAGAATTTAAAAAACGTGATTTTTCTCAAGTTTTAGAATCTGAAATAGATAATATGAGAGTTGATATAGGTAAGTTACGTGATGCGATTGATATGGGAATTGTTAAACAAGATATGGGTGCAGCAAGAATAGCAATGCTCCAAAAAGAATTACGTGGAGCTATAAAACAAATTGAAGATAAAAAGATTTTACAAGATAAACAGGGTTTAATTCTTGCAGGTGCAGATAGAGCATTACGTGAGATGTTATCTATCTTTAGAGATGACCCAATTGAAGGACCATTACAGGAAGCATCAATGGGAGTCTGGACAAAAATATTACAAGAGGAATCTTAAGCAAAAGTACGCTATGCTACGTTCATGGCAGGAACGAGTATTTATAGCGTCTATAGACGTACAGCTAGAGCAGCTGCAAAACAACAAGTAGTTAAAAAAACTTCTAATGTTGATGTAGAAAAAGCTAGAAAAAATTTTGCTTATTTTTGTGATGTTGTAGGGGGAAAACCTCCAGCTGAGCATCATCTTGAGTGGCACAAGTATTTATGTACAGGAGATGATAGTGAATGTCTTAAAAGTATTGCTGGTCCTAACATTGACATTCTTGCTCCTAGAGGATCTGCTAAGTCTACCGTATTAGGTTTATATACAGCATGGGCTATTGGCATACATGCTTTAAACAAAATGCCTTTAAAGATTTTATATATTTCTTATACAGTTGATGTTGCTAGACCAAAGAGTGCAGCAATAAAAAGAATTATAGAAGAAAGTAAAATTTATAAAGAAATTTTTCCTACAGTGAAAATAGCTAAGGGAATAAATTCAAATGAATATTGGAGTATAGATTGGAAATTCGCAGGAATAAAATCCACTGGTGAAGAAGAATTTAGTGTATGTTGTGCAGGATTAAAAGGTGCTGTTACTTCAAAAAGATCTCATCTCTGCATAATTGATGACGCAATAAAAAGTGCAGATGATATTAAAAATAAAGATATTCGCCAAGCTATGGAAGATAATTGGAATGCTGTTATTGTTCCTACTATGTTTGAGGGTGCAAGAGCTATTTGTTTAGGTACTAGATTTAGACATGATGATATTCACAGTACAACTTTTTTACCTGCCAGTGGATGGAAACAGATAGTACAATCTGCAATAACAGTAGATAAACATGGAGAAGAGATATCATACTGGCCTGATATGTGGTCTTTAGATTATTTAGGTCAAAGAAGAAGAATAGCTCCAGTGGCATTTAGTTTTCAATATCAAAACCAAGTTGTTCAAACTAGTGAATTATCTTTGTCTCCAGACTTGATTGTTAAAGGAACAATAGCTACAGATTTTGATGCTTTAGGAGTTGGGGTTGATTTATCTGCAGGAGTTAGAGAAAGAAATGATTACACAGTTTTTGTTATGGGTGGAAGAGTAAAAGATAAGATTCATATTATTGATTGTAAAAGAGTTAGGGTGATGGGAAATTTAGAAAAATTAGAACTTTTAATGGAAATGATGGAAGAGTGGGGAGTAATTATGAAAGATGGTAAAAATTATTTCCCTACAGGAACTTCTTTACATGTATGGTCTGAAGCGGTTGCTTATCAGGCATCTTTAGAGGCAGACTTTAAAAGAATATGTCAAACAGAACAAGGTTTATATAATTTAATCTGGCATCCCGTAAAAGGATTTCGTGGAGATAAAGTTGCAAGATTTCGAGGAATAATGGGACTTTTCGAACAAAGAAAAATTACTTTTAATAAATATAGAAAGTTTGGAGCATTAACTGATGAGATTATAAATTTTGGAGTTAGCTCACATGATGATTGCGTAGACGCTCTAGTTTGGCTATGTAATGGGTTAATGACTCGTGGAAAACTTGAGTTAGAGTATTGAGGATTTAAACTAGAAGTACTAACAATGCCAGAACCAACTTTTTACAAACTT